GCCCTACGAACCGTACATACCAAGAAAAGTGCAGAAAGTGAACAGATCCTCGAAGAACCTACATCGAACCTCCGTTATTCCCCGTTCCCGTTTCTTTGCACGAGTGAACGTGTCCTCGAAAGCGCCCATAGAACCTGCCCTTTCGACGTTCCCATACCTGTTCCCATTTTAGAAAAAGTGAACGTGTCCCCCTCGAAGCCTCACGGACGAACCTCCCTTTTCCACGTTCCCGCCTGTTCCCGGTCAGTCCGTGGCCCCTGAAAAATACAGATGTACAGTACCCCTGGGCCTCGATATTCCAATCGGTACGAATAAATACAGAACGATCCCACCAGTATCTCGGGACTTCTTTCAACGCCTCTCGGACACGGGACCACGAATCGAGGCGCGGACAGGGGGGTTTCTCGCCTCACGGACGACGACAGGGGGCTTCTGCCGGTGCGTGACAGAACATTTCTCCTTGCACCCTGGAGCGCCCCGTGATACGTCCTATCCATGAACGAACCGAGCGCCCTCCCCGTTCCCCCGTGCTGCGTCGCCCCAGAGGGGGCCGAGCTTGCTCATCAGATGTACGCAGCGTACAACAACGCTGGCCCGGAAGACCGGCGCGGCCTGACCTGGGACAACCGACCCGTCCCCTCTTGGGGGGATCTGTGCCACCTCGCGGAGAACGGGAACACGGCCTCCCAAGCGGTCATCGACAAGTGGAGAGCCGTGGCGCTGTTCGTGTCCGGCGCCGGGAGCCAGCGTCCCCGACCTGACATCTGCAACGGAACCGGTACTTACGGCGACGCCCTGGAGGCGCTGTGGAGCCTGTTGCGCGTCGGGCGCAAGGGCTGGAACGGTAAGGGGATGTGGCTGGAGTTGCAACTGCCCGACGCGAACTCCAAGATGACGCTTCCCTACATCTATATACGGACGGCGCAGGGAGATACCGTCCCGTGGCTCTGCTCGCAGACTGACGCCCTGGCGTCGGACTGGGAGATCGTACCGTAGATTCCGCAGGGGGCCGGTGTCCCCAGGAGAGCATCATGGGTCAGGATCAAGAGAAGATCGGCGGGAACTCGGACGAGAAGCCCCAAGCCGAGGTCAAGCCCAAGAACGAGGGCAAGGGGGCGGCGAGCGGCGCGGCGACGCAGGGGGCTTCTGCGCCGACCAAGCGTGCGATGTCCGAGCAGCAGCGCGCGACGTGGTTCAAGTACCACGCGGTCGATGCGGATCAGGCGTCTCTGATCGAGCGGATCAAGGCCGAGAGCCTCGCGTGCCAGAGCATCCTGGCCCGGTGCGTGGGGCGTTCCGGGGCCGTGACCCCGAGCTACGATCAGGTCAACGATGCCTTCGTGAAGCTGGCCGACACGATCAACGAGGTGCCGCTCTGCTCCCACTCGGCGGCAGCCATCCGGTGCGTTCTCATCGCCAAGATGGCCTGTAACAGCATCATCGTCCGGACGAACGCCAAGGACTACACCTGGCCGCTGAACAAGGCCAACCCGATCCTCGGCGTGGCCGATCTGTGCGACGACGTGCGTGTGGCCTTCGCGCATCTGGCCTCGGACAACCTGCTCTCTGCCGAGCTTCAGGCCGTCGCTGCGGTCGCCTGGAAGGGCATCTGATCTTCTGGAGGGCTGACCGATGATCCGTGCGGCGTTACGGAGGTTATCGCGTGATGCCGCGCTGTGGGCTTCGGCGGCCAGCCCGCGAACGGGGGTAACGTGACTCTGAAGACCTGGGGAATGATCCACCTTGCGAAGCGCGTAATCCGTGCCACGCCTTCTAACGTGGCCGAGGCGACGAATCGTTTAGATGGCTGCATCCGATTCCTCGACCGTGTGATAGGGTTCCTCGGTGGCGCCCCGGATCTACCGGCTATCACCCTTGGGCGCTCCGAGGAGTACGCGCTGGCCCTGATCCTGCGGGCGATGGACGAAGAAGGTCGGGGGCAACCGGAGGGCGTGCCGAGCTACCGGCTCATGCGCTATCTGCGGCCCTGGGGAACGACCACGGCGGGATTCTCCCGGAGCGCGATCCTGTCTTACCACGTCTCGACGCGCCCGGAGGCCCGTATCGTACTCTATTCGGGCCAATGGACAGCGATCATTCCTACCCTGGACAATCGTGGTCGTATAACGGAGAGAGAACACCGCCTCGGTTCGACTGACTCTCTGATGGCGAAGGCTCTCGCGGACACACTTCTGACGACAGCAGGATGGATCTTACAGAATGAGTAACACGAGCGAGCGAGCAGCGGCTATCGAGGAATGGAGCAAGGAGTTTCCGATAGGCCCGCACGGATACTTGAAGCTCCTCAACGTGTACGGGGACTGTGAGTTCGTGGCGAACGTGGCCCGGACGAGCTACCGTGGCAAGAAGCAAGCGCGTCCGTGGGAGGATCTTGTCCGATACATGGCGCGGCACGGTCACACGGGGCCGTTCGAGCATGTCGGCGCGACGTTTGAGGTCAAGGCGCCCTTGCCGATGATCGTTCATCTGCTCCGGCACCGCACCGGCAAGTTCAACCAGATTAGCGGACGGTACACGGAGCTTCCTAATGAAGTCTACGTCCCGCACTATCGGGAGATTGTGAAGACCGGGGACAAGAAGCAGGGCCGCGACGAGAGGAACGCCGCCCAGGTGGACGAGATCTGGCAAAAAGAGCAGCTTGCGATCATGGAGAACGCTGTGGCTGTCTCGATGGGCGCGTACAAGCAGCTTCTCGCCAACGGCGTCGCGCCGGAACTGGCGCGGTTCTTCGCCCCGCAGGGCATCTATTCTGTCCTCGTCTGCACGTTCGATCTGCACAATCTCGTTCGGCTCATCGGACTGCGTACCGCACCGAACGCACAGGCAGAGACGCGGATCTACGGGGACGGTCTACGGGCGATGGTCGAAGACCTGTTCCCCGTGGCAGGTGCCGCGCTCCTGAAGTACAACGTGGACTCTATCCGAGTGACCCGCAAGCAGTTCGTGTATCTGCGTCGTTGTGGGGGCCGTAGTCTCTCGGAGACGGGACTGGTGTTCACGGAGCCGGGAGAGTCCTCGGGCGAGGTCAAGGAGTTCTTGGAGCTACTGGAACGAGACTTCTCGGAGGAACAATGAGCGACAAGGAGCAACTGGGGTACTACGAGCGGCCCGATCGGTACAGCAAGAAGGGCCGCGAGACGATTGACCGTATGCGGGATCTCGTATCGGACGAGGCGTTCGTGGCGTTCTGTCGGCTCACGGCGCTGAAGTACAGGGATCGTGGCGACGAGGAGAAGCCGGGGAGCATCAAGAAGGCCGAGTGGTACGAGGCTATGGCCCAACACGTCGAGACGCCGCAACTGTTCCCCGATCCTCGCAGCCACCGGGACGCTTTTCTGCCCTACGAGCGTATGGTTCCTGAAGGGATGCGGCCCGTGAAGCGTACCCGCAAGGGGGCAACGAAGCAAGTGGGGCTGTTCGGATACTTCAAGTCGGTCAGCGAGGATTCGTTCAACGTCTACGTCGAGTACGGACGGGGCGTGGTTGGGTTCTACATGTGGATCGTGTCGCACTCGTACCGTGTGGCGCATATCTACAATAGCCGGGATCTGGTGTGGCTGGCCGAGTCGATCAAGAAGCTGCGTGGAGAGTACACGGAGCAGATGGAAGTCCTGGCTCTGTCCGATCGGCGCATCCCCTTGAAGGGGAGCATCGGCTTCATCACACCGGAGATCATCTTCTTCGAGGAGGGAGACATCATCGAGGGCGCGCTCCCGGTAGGGGTCGATTACTTGGACGCTGTGCGGGCGCAGCATAGGCGGAAGGTATGATCGAGGCATACGTCGGATATGCGTTCGTGGCGATGCTCCTCTGGCACTTCGTTCTGCTGGTGTGGCTATTCGACGGGGGACTGTGCCTCCGACGCTTGTACTTCTTCTGCGTTTCGCTGCTTGGGTGGGCGGCGATCCTTTGGGCGGAGATTCACCGGTTTTGGTTGTAGCTCCGCTCGCGCGTCGGCAGGGGGCTTCTGCGAAAAAAATCGCTCTTGGAGGTTGCGCGCGTTTAGAGAGCATGGTATATAGAAGGGGTGAGGAGCGAAGATGAGCAAGCGTGAAGCGGGGACAGCCCCCAAGGCAAGCCGTAAGACTCGTGCCGCTGCGGCGACCCCGACCCAGGAGCCGTTGCCCGAGGCAGCGGCCCCGGTCGTGAGCTACAACGAAGTGATCCAAGAGCTTTCGGCCTCGCCCGAGAGCGCCACTGACAACCAGAACCCCCAGGAGAACGACACCATGTCCGAGAACATCCCCGTCAGCAAGCACTTCAGCGCCGCCGAGGTCAATGGCCGCGTCAACATCATCGGGCAGAAGGTGGGCCAGAAGGCCACCAACCTGTTCATCATGGCTCTGGTGGCGACCTCCGCCCTCGACGCCCGCCGCAACGCTGACGGGACGTACAGCCTGCCCGACGGCTTCATCGTCCAGACCGGCTACGAGCGGCACGGCGTCTCTGTGGTCAGCTACGGCGTCTCCTGCTACTCCGAGGACAAGGCCCGCGCCATCGCCGCGACGCTCTGCCCCGAGCTGTTCCCGACCGTGGGCGAGGAGGAGAAGACCAAGGCCCGCACCGCGACGCTCTCCGAGGAGGACAAGGCGGCGCAGCGGTACTGCTCGCACCTGGTCCACAAGGCCAAGCTGTCCGAGGCGGCGGCCCGCGCCAAGAGCGGCTGGAGCGGCGAGATCCTGGCCCCTTCCGTCCGGAAGGCCAAGGACAAGACCGTGACGGTGGAGCAGGTGGCCGAGAACGCCGTCCCGGAGGGCGCCACGGTGGTCGAGGCGGCGGTGATCGAGGCGACCTCGGACGGCGGCGAGGCGGCGGGCGTGGCGAGCGGCCCCGCCGACAGCGACCCGACCGAGGCCGAGATCGAGCAGGGTGACGACTCCGACGTTCTCTGATCGCGCAAGCCGGGGGCGAACACCCGGCAACTTGGCGGCGCAGGTGTACCGAGGGCGTTCTTCGCGCTTCTCATCCTCGGGGGTGGTTCGAGTCCACCGCTGCCTTTCTGGATACCAGGGTCTAACGATAGAACTCGGAAGGGGGACATCGTTCACGGTTCGACTCCGTGGGTATCCACCTTTAGGCGACGAAGCGATACGGGTGTACGCACCGGCCCTGATACGGTCGGTGGGCGGGTCTGATCAGCCTGCTCTGAATGGTTCGAGTCCATCGTCGCCTATAAATGAACTGTTCCATGTGTCAGAGCATGGAAGGTGGAACCTTCCTCGATTGCGCTATCGCGCACGTTACGGGATTGCGCCCAGGAGTAGGCGCGTCCGTCGAGAACATCGGATACACGGCGTTCATGGAAGCTATGGGCATCCTGACACCGTACCTGCACCTCCGAAAGATGATCCGCGTGACGTACAAGGCGCACGCATGGGTACGACGCTCGCCACGGGCGCTGTCTCTGGTCTTATCGGACAGGTGGACGGTAGCCCCTACCGAGTTCCCCAAGGAACTTGTTGAAGGATTCCTGTTCCCGGTAGAGTACATGCCCCCGCCGGAGCAGCTTGCCAACTTCATCTTCTCCTGTGTGGGCCACGGAAGCCCCGGACAAGGGCGGTGTGGGCGCGCGGCGCTGCTATTGTGGGCTTTGGGCGCCCGTTCCGAGGACATGATCGACCCGGAGGCGCATATTGCAGCCTTACGGCACGGGATCGAGGAACTTCAGAAGGGGAAGCACGGGGTATGGCTCCATGCTCTCGAAGTATCGGGGTCTGTGCAAGGTTCCGTTGCGACGGAGCTTACCGTTTGCGCCCATAATCCTTTGGCGCCGATGAGCGCAAGGGCATTGAGCGCGTATAGAGGTTTGCCGGAGGTGGCCTTCGTGCGGGCTAAACGGGAGCCTGTATGTGGTCAGGTACAGAGGACGCCGCCTCCGGCTTTCCTCTTTCGGACGTTGCAGGAGAAGCTATCGTTCATCCAGGGGGCGTACAACTACACGGGAGACGGTAATCTTGCGGAGTTCAGACACGCACACGCCTTACTTGTGGGCGCGGGCGTCTCTGCCGCTCAACGCAGAGAGCTTGCTACGCCATTCCGGCAGCCTTTACGCGGCCTACACTGGCGGAACTGGCCTAAATGGGGGACGGATGGCAGACAGATCCAAGAAACCGCAGGCGAGTAAGGGTTACGTCGAGAAGCCGTCCACCGTGGCGGCTGAACCTCTGATTATGGAGACGATTCCCCCGGAACTGGAGCAATATCTGGCTCCTGGGGGCATGGATACGCCGCAGAAGACGATAGATGCCCGTGCCACTGTCGTCCGACTGGCGATGACTGGCAAAGTGAACCCTAAATGGATCAAGATATTCAATGAGCTTGGACGGGACGCGGCCACGGCCCACGCGGCACGGAAGGCGAACACCTTATCGGATGCGCTGGCGGGGTTCGCTGGACTTGCCCGCCTCGCCTGCCAAGCGCCGACGCCCCCGAAGGCGATCGAGGAGCGGGATCGCATCGTACTGGAGCCGTTAGACGCTCGTTCCAAGGAACCTGCCCCCGTGCGGAGCGGCGCTGATCCGTTCTCCGAGGACGAGTACGACGATGAGGAACCGCCCCAAGAAGGCGCTCGGCGGTTCGTGGTAGACCTGCATAATGTCGAATCGCCCAAGCCCCCTACGAAGGCGCCGCCAGCTACGATGAGTTTGCGGGACATTCTGCGGAAGGGCAGCCCGTGACCCCTTCCGATGCCCAGGCCATGATCGCTTTCCTTCGTAATCCTGCGAGATCCTTGCCGCAGTACGGGGAAGTACACGATCAAGAGACGGGCCAGTTCGTGAAGTACGACGCATCGCGCCTGACAACGACGATGCAACAGGATATTCTGGACTATTACAGCGATCCGCCGCGCACGGAGGACGGACAGGTAGCGTTCCTGTCCATTCTAACGGGCCGTCAGATGGGCAAGTCCCTTACCCCGGAATACTGCGGGTACGTCGAGACGGCATACCGTCCGGCATACGACCATGTGTGTATAGCGGATACGCAGGAACGCGCGGACTACCTGCATAAGCGCGTCCACTACCTGCACCAGCGATGGCCGGACGCGCTGCGTTCGCCCACCGTACCCTCGAAAGAGAGCCGTCAGCTTACGTTCGACTCGGAGTTTGGGGGACGTATGCGCGTCCTCTCGGCTGCAAACGGGGCTGTGGGTATCGGCCAGTCACCCGATGGGTTCCACGCGAGCGAGTGCGCCTTCTGGCCGTCGTTCAGCGATGCCATGTTCCTCATATACCCGTCGATCATCAACCGTTCGGAGACAAAAGCGGTCTTCGAGTGTACCCCGTGGGAGGCGGGATGCGACTGGCACGAGCATTGTCAGGCCGCAAAGGCGATGGAAGGTCGCCATATCTATAAGTTCTATCCGTTCTGGGACGGAGTTCTGAATCGGCGCCAGTGGAAAAAGGAGTGGAACCTTGATTCAGAAGAAGAAGACCTCCTCCGTAAGTATGCTGCACAGGGTCTTACTCTGGAGCATCTTGCATTTAGGCGATTTATCCTCAAAACGGACGCCGAGCTTCGCAGGAATCCCGAGCGGTTCAAGGTATTCTATCCATTCGACGAGATAAGCTGCTGGCTGGTACGGGGACGGGGCGTAATCCCGACGCACGCACTGGAGCGGCACCAGAACGGACTCCTGATCCCGTCCAAGTTTGGGTACGCGGAGTTCCTTGCCCCTGATCCTACGAGTGTGTACGTTATCGGCGTCGATCCATCGGGACAAGCAGCCCGTGACCACGCATCTTTCCAAGTTCTCGACCTGCGTGAGAAGTGGCGTCAGGCAGCGCGGTTCGCTGATACCTGTGATCCGCTCGCGTTTGCGCGTAAGCTATTCGATACGGGGATGAAATATAACCGAGCGAAGATCGTAGTCGAGAACAACGGCGTCGGACAGGCCGTTATTAGCCACCTTATCGACTGGAAGTACCCTAATCTGTACTGGTCGTCGAAGCAGAAGGCCGGTATCCCTACAACGGGGGCGAACATCGACAAGATGACCAGCCATCTGATCGACGCGCTCATTGACGATCTTATCTTGTACGACACTGTGACCGTTGACCAGCTTATCTCCTACAAGGGGGACAAGAGGATCGAGGAATCGCCGGGCCTGGAGGCGGTGCGTGGCGCTCCGTCAAGCAGGCGGCGGCATCGTCACCACTGGGACGCGGTATCCGCTCTGATAATGGCGGTACAGGCGGCGCGGCTGGAGAACCGGCGGGGGAAAGAGGACACCCGTTCAGTAGAGGCTGCGGAATACGAGGGGCTAACGGCGAATATGTCACAGCGGCTATGGCGCGAACGGCTCGCCCATGATAGGAAGCTACGAGCCACTATAGTCAGGCAAGACATGGCGGCAGCCCGAATGGCGGCCAGGGGGAGAAGATGATCACACCAGACCTTGCATGGCTGTTTATCCAGAAGGCGCAGGGGCGGCATCTTCGGGACGCCACGATGACGGGCTGGGTGCTTCGTGATCTGTACAAGTGTGACACCGTTTATCAGCAGCCGATAGACGACGCCGCAGAGCAGAGCAGTAACGTCTCCGGCACGTCGAGCGAGCAGGGACTTCTGTTCGCGCACGTTGACAACATGGTAGCGGCCACTGTCCCGACTGACCCCCGCATCACGATCAGCGCGCGACGTAAGACACTCGCGGGTGCCGCGAAGGCCCGACAGCGCGTGGTGAACGCGGAGTTCGAGCGGCTTCGTGTGAAGCGGTTTGTGCGTAAGGCCATGACGAAGGCAGCGGTGTACCCGCGCCACATTACCCGACTGACTTGGGACACGGTTGCCCGCGCCCCAAAGCTGACGGAGATCCCGTTCAACCGGGTAATCTTCGATCTGGAAGCCACGACGAACGACGACATCAAGTGGATCTGCGAGGTCGTCGTGATCTCCGAGGGCGCGTGGAACGCGAAGATCCAGACCCGCAACGGTCGGCGCTACGTCTACGATCGGACGCGGCTGATGGAGTCCGTGCAACCGGGCCAGTTCCCCGCGTACCTCGAAGACGCGGCGGACATCGAGAAGCGGGACTTCCGATCCGCGCAGAAGTGGGTCGTCGTGTATCAGTTCTGGGACTTCGTGGGCGGGCAGTTTATGGAGTTCGTGGATACGTTCCGAGAGGAGCCGATTCTGCGCGTCGCGCTTCCGTACAAGAAGCTCCGTAACCCATTCTACATCCTGTCCTTGAACGATGACCTCGATTCGATGCGGGGCTTCTCTGATGGGCAGGTGGTTCAGCGTCCGTTGAACCGTGCGGCGGAACTTGCCACGTTAGCGAATGAGTTTGCGCGGGTGAGCATCACGCACCCGATCATGGACGAGAGTGCCGTCGATTCCCCGGACGATACGGCCCGCCAGTTTGCGGAGGTCAAGGGGCCACGGGATCTCGTGCGTCTACGGCTGGCGGCAGGCAAGTCGATTCGGGATGTCATGGAATGGCGCCCTACGCCCACGTTGAATCCAGCGTTCCAGTCTGTCTCCGAGGCGAACCGGGCCGATGTCATGTTCCGGCTCGGCATGTCCGAGTACAGCCGTGGCGTAACGGGGACGGGTAACGTGGCAACGGAGTTCGCGCTGGCGCAGGCGGCGGATAAGACCCGGCGCGGATTCAAGATGGACACGTTGAACGGTCTGATCCAGTGGATCGCGTGCAGTATCCTCCTGCTCATGCAAGAGTACATGGGCGCCGACGAGACGTATCCCGTCGGGACAGAAGAAGGCGATGAGGAGGTCTACGAGGAGGTTAGTCGTCAGGCGATGGGCTTCGATGCCGACATCGACGACATGATGGTGTTCAAGACTCGTACCCATTCGGGTCTGGACGACAATCCCGCGATGCTGCTCCAGAACGTGATGACCGCGATGAAGTCGCTCCAAGGGAATCCGAACGTGAATCAGGCAGAACTGATGCGCTGGATCATTTCGTTGCTCGATGCGCCGCCCCGACTGTTCCAAGCGGCCCCGCCCGCTGCGCCCCCCGGCGCGCCTGGGATGCCTGGGATGCCTCCCGGTGGGCCTGGAGGTGCGCCTCCTGGGCCGATGCCTTCGATCTCTCCGACTGGGGGCGAGCCTGCTCCCGGCGTACCCTCTATCCCGACGCCTGCCCTGGCGAGTATGGCGGGCGGGCCTGGACACCCTGCCCCGAAGGTTGCCTGATGCCCCTGTATAAGACCATCTGCGAGAAGTGTGGAGAGGATGAGACGCTGTACGTCTCCGGCCCCATGACCTGTAACACTTGCGGCTCCGCTGTTCGTCGGACGGAGGACAGTGTTGTGGGCGAGGCGCCACGCCTTGTCGGCCCCACGGATACGAAGCCGATCCAGAGCGATCAGCTTGGCAAGGAGTTCACGTCGGCCCGTGCCTACGAGCGGCATATTCAGGATCGCGGCCTGGAAGCGTTTGAGAAGGGCAGCGCGCGGGATCGTGTCGAGGGCGAGCGCATCCGGCACGAGGCGGACACAGCGGCGCAGCGGTTCGGCTATAAGAGCGCGGCCCACTATCGTTCCGAGCATAGCAAGCGGAGGCACGGATAACGATGATGAGCAAAGAGGAGTTCATGGCGCTCCCTATGGAGGAGGCGGCTAACATCGCTTCCGAGCGCGGGATCGCAGCGATGCAACGGGCTTCTGCGGCAGTCGCAGGTGCCAAGCAACCAGGGTCAGAAGGAGGTAGCGTGGACGAGCAGCAGATCAAGAAGATCATCCAGGAGAACGAGGGGAAGGGCAGCGATGCCATCTTCGCGGCGCTGAAGAAGGCGGGCGCGCTGGCGGGCGGCAAGCCGGAGCCGGACGGCGACGAGGGCAAGCCCCCGATGGACGGCCCG